ATGAATCAATTGGTTCGTGAGACAACGCCTAGTGAAGAGCCATTCTATCGATACGTTCTTGAGGAAATTGAAGGAGGTATTACACATCAAGAGTTCCAAAAGAAAATCGAAAGCACGATTAATCCCTTAGATCATCTCGAAAGAAGTGGACGAAATTATGATCAAGTTGCAAAATGGATGAAAAGGAATGGATTCGATAAGCAACACGATCGGTGTTTAGCTATTCATAAAAAACTTGAACAGGGTGGCAATATTATGAGAAAGACCACCGAGATTCCAAAGAATAAAATTGGCGCCTTTGTTGGTCATATGCCTTTGTGTTTAACTCATCCGAATGAGGATCGATACCTAACGATTCGTGAGTGTTTGGCGATTATGAAGATGCCCGTGAACTTTCAACTTCAGGGAGGAAAAAAGAATCTTAATATGATTTGTCAAAACGTTCCTGTTACAACCGCGTTTGATATGGCATTATCGGTTAAGATGCATCTCAATGACAAGTTGGATAAATCTTTGGCCGAATTCATGATTCAAGATAATCGGAATCAAACGAATGATGTTAGATACGCCGATTCAAATCTACTCGATTTTATTAAATAAGTATTTACATCTGATCAGATCTGTGGTAGAATCTGTACAGATTATAACAAAATTATGTCACTACTTAAAAAACTCAAAGAAACATCTCGTGTAAAGGGAACTGAAATTCTTTCAGAATCCAAGTTCTTTTCCGAAAAGGAACAAACACCAACCTCGGTGCCAATGATCAATGTGGCACTCTCGGGTTCTATGTCCGGTGGTATCTCATCGGGACTCACGGTTCTTGCGGGCCCGTCAAAACACTTTAAGACATCCTTTGCTCTTTTGATGGCATCGTCGTATCTTGATCGACATGAAGATTCGATTCTTCTGTTTTATGATTCGGAGTTTGGATCTCCGCAGTCTTACTTTCAATCCTTTGGTATTGACACCAGTCGAGTTCTTCATACTCCGGTCACTAACATTGAGGAATTGAAGTTCGATCTGGTGAATCAATTGAATGAGATTGATCGAAAAGATAAGGTTATCGTCGTCATTGATTCGGTTGGTAATATCGCATCAAAGAAAGAAGTTGAGGATGCTCTTAATGAAAAGTCGGTCGCTGATATGACTCGCGCAAAGGCGCTGAAGGGTTTATTTCGAATGATCACTCCTCAATTGACGATCAGGGATATTCCACTTCTTGCGGTCAATCACACTTACATGGAACAAGGTTTGTTTCCAAAGGCGATTGTTTCGGGTGGCACAGGTGTGATGTATTCCGCCGACAATGTGTGGATCATCGGTCGTCAACAGGATAAGAAGGGAACGGAGATTCAGGGTTATCACTTTATCATCAACGTTGAGAAGTCTCGATTTGTTCGAGAGAAGTCAAAGATTCCGATCTCAGTCTCGTGGGATGGTGGTATTCAAAAGTGGTCTGGTCTTTTGGATGTGGCTCTTGAATCTGGCCACGTTCGTAAACCGAAGAACGGTTGGTATCAGGCAATGAATCCTGAAACGGGCGAAGAACTTTCTCAGAATCTTCGAGAAGCTCAAACCATGAATCGCCTATTCTGGGAAAAGGTTTTTGAGAAGACCGACTTTGAATCTTACATCGAAAAACGTTTCAAGGTTGCATGTAAGGATATGATACAGGAACAAATCGAAGAATGAAGTTAGGAATCAAAATTGTTGGAATCGTTTCGTTTCTCCTTGTGATCTGGGTGTTTGGTCCACTCATTGCCATTTGGAGTATCAACACTCTTTTTCCCATAGAAATTGAGTACAACTACAAAACTTGGTTGGCGGCATTCTCTCTTGGGATGCTCTGTCGCGGATCTATAAATTTTAATAAAGAATGAAAACAAAAATAACATACGTAGAAAAAGCTGACTCTGATTTTACTTCAATTAGGGTTTTACAAGAACCCTATAATGGTATAATATATACCTATGGAAAAGTTAAAGTATCTGATCCCAATGGTGATGGTGAAAAGGCAACACTCACATTTGATTATCGAGTTGAAGAAGTTCCTCCAGTCTTTGGTAAATCGAAAGAAGAAATTGAAAACGATGAAGACTTTGCGAACTTCATTGGTGACATTCTTGTTGAAATTTTGGAGGACAGCATAGATAATGACGGATCTTCAGACGATAATACTTCAGACGATAACAAAGAATGAGGACTTTTGCCGAAAGGTAATTCCTCACATCAAGTCAGAATACTTTGAGAATGAGAAGAAGCCAGTCTACGATTTGATTCTGAGTTTCATCTCGAAGTTCAACAAGATACCAAACGTTCCGGCGCTTGAGGTTGAGTTTCAAAGCTCGGCTACGGTAAATCGATCTGACGCAAATGATATTCTTTCGTGCATTAAATCTATTGATCAGGGTGAACCATGTGATACGGATTGGTTATTGAAAAAGACTGAGGAATGGTGTAAGCAACGAGCCGTAACTATCGCAATCGTTAAATCAATTGCAATTATCGATGGTAAGGATAAAAAACACACCGAAGGTGCAATACCCGACATATTATCAAAGGCTCTTTCGATTTCTTTTGATACGAACATAGGTCACGATTATCTCGAAAACGTTGATCAAAGATATGACTTCTATCATTTACAAGAAGACAAAACTCCATTTGATATTGAACTTCTGAACACTATCACAAAGGGTGGTGTATCGCGAAAGACTCTCAATATTGTTTTGGCCGGCACTGGCGTGGGAAAATCTTTAGCGATGTGTCACTTTGCTTCTGCAAATCTTCAACAGGGTAAGAATGTTCTCTACATCACTTTGGAAATGGCCGAAGAAAAGATCGCGGAACGTATCGATGCGAATTTGCTCGATGTTCAAATTGATCAGATTGAGAATCTTCCTCGTGATACTTTTAAAAGCAAAGTTTCGAAGATACGTGAAAAGACTCAGGGAAAGCTAATCATTAAGGAGTATCCAACTGCAACTGCTCATGTTGGTCACTTTCGTGCTCTTCTCGATGAGTTGAGAATGAAAAAGGACTTTGCTCCTGATGCGATCTACATTGATTATCTTAATATTTGTGCTAGCTCTCGAATGAAGGGTCTTGGTGGATCAATCAATACTTACTCCTACATTAAGGCGATTGCCGAGGAGTTGAGAGGATTGGCGGTAGAATTCAATGTTCCAATCTGGTCTGCGACTCAAGTAACAAGATCCGGATTTGGTAATACAGATGTTGAACTTACCGATACTTCAGAATCATTTGGTCTTCCGGCAACGGCGGATTTGATGTTTGCTCTCATCTCGACCGAGAAACTTGAAGGATTGAATCAACTCATGGTTAAGCAACTTAAGAATCGCTACAATGATCCTACTCAAAACAAAAGATTTGTGGTGGGCATTGATCGATCAAAGATGAGACTTTACGATGTTGAGAACTCGGCACAAACACTAACTCAGGAGAGTTCAACTAAAGAGTCGGACCACGATTTTAGCTCCTTTAAGATATGATTGTTGAGATTGAAGGCTCAACTGAATTAAAAAGAAAACACGTTGAGGAAGCCGCTTATTTCTTTGAGAGTGTTCTCTTTAAAAGAAAGCTGCCTAGTCTTATTCTTAATATCGAATTGATCTATCGTCTTAAGCATAAGGAGGAGACCGAAGGAGATTGTATCTGGGAAGATCGTAGAACAAAACCACGGGAGTTCACCATACGGTTAGACTCAAGTAATGGATTGGCCGCTTTGATTGAAACTCTAGCGCATGAGATGGTTCATGTCAAACAATACGCGCTTGGAGAAATGAAAGATTCACGAATCTCTCTTGATTTGGTTTACTGGCATGGTGAAGAGTACGATTCAAGCAAGGTTCACTATTATGATTGGCCGTGGGAAATCGAAGCGGCTGGTCGAGAAACAGGTCTTTACGTTAGATATATGGAAGAATTTGGATATACCCATGAAAAATGGGCCAAAGGATTCATTTAAAACCGTAAACTTTATAAATAGTTACAGTTTGTTGTTTACTTTTTACTCATTGGAGTATAGAGTAGAACTAGATTTTTAACTTATGGGAACTATGCTCAATTTCAAAGAATATATCGATTTACCAACATTAGCCGAAGGAATTGACTTGACTAATTTAGACCATGAATTCCTAAAACGCGCGCAGAAGATAACCGCCTTCAATCTATCGACAAAGGATTTTGAAAGCCTAGAGCATAAGAAAGAAATACAGTTCCTTTTCAATACCCATTTCTTTCCAAATTTTAATTTGGATAAGACGATTACTGGTGTTGATATGAATCGTCTAAACTCTTTGATTGATGAACTTAGATCTCAGAGTCCTGCAGCCTTTAAGAAACTTTATTCGTATCCTTTGAAGGGAGTTGGTCCAGGTGAAGCACTTCTTTACTTTTTGATTGATGATGCTCATCTTGGCGGAGGTTCGTCTGCTGGTGTTGATTTGGTTGTTGGAAGCAATAAGTATGAGATTAAAGCAGTATCACAATCAAGTGATGGATACGCTTTTAACTTTAAGCTTGGCGCCACATTTAGTTTAGCTCCTGTTATCAATGCGCTTCAAAAACTTAAGGTTGAAATAGGAGGCCGAGGATCAGAAGTTAATAAGGGTGATCTAGATAAGATAAGAAAACAGTTTCCTAAAGAGTTAAGTGATATCGAAAATGAGTATCAAGAGCTAGCCTATAATAATTATTTCAAAAATCATGATATCATTTTTATGCTTAACACCGGACCAAAGGGTAAGATTGGCAACGTAATAGGTGTCAAACGTGTTGGTCGTGGTGATATTCAATTGGAACGAGTTACAAGCGGTACTGTTAAACCACGAGTTAAACTTTAATGCAAAGCTTTAAAAAATACTTAAGTGAAGCGAAGGCGGGTAAAAACGTGCACATGACGCACGTTGAAGATCGAGTGATTTATGGTGGTGTTGATGGAGCGCGTGAAGCCATCCTTGCTCTTAGATCAATACGAGATATGTTGGCCGGAAACTCAAATGGCAAATCCGATGTAACGGTCAAGTGGGATGGAGCGCCCGCAGTCTTTGCCGGAACTGATCCAAGTGATGGAAAGTTCTTCGTTGCAAAGAAAGGAATTTTTAATAAAGATCCAAAGGTCTATAAGTCAGAAGCCGATGTTCGTGCTGATACTTCCGGAGACCTTGCAGATAAACTCGTAACAGCATACAATGAATTGAAAGATCTTGGAATCAAAGATGTGATTCAAGGCGATATTATGTTTACAAAGAATGATCTTAACGTTGAGAATATCGATGGTGAGAAGTACGTAACATTCCAACCAAACACAATCGTCTATGCAGTACCTGTCAAGTCAGACCTAGCAAAAACCATAATGAAAGCAAACTTGGGTGTGGTCTTTCATACAACCTACACAGGAAAATCCTTTGAGGAAATGAAAGCATCATACGGAGTAGACATTAGTAAACTTAAGAAAAAAGCTTCTATATGGTATCAGGACGCGGATTACAAGGATCAAAGCGGAACAGCAACACTCACCGACACAGAAACAAGAGAGGTAACGGAGGCACTATCAAAAGCCGGAAAGATATTCCAAAAGATAGCGGGCACTACGTTGCGTCAACTCCAATCAAACAGCGAGCTCGCTGGATACATCGAGACCTTCAACAATTCTTTAGTACGTAGAGGAGAAAGAATACAGAACACGGGAAAACACGTCAACGATTTGATCCTGTGGTTTGAAGATAAGTTTGGTAAGGAGATGGAGAAGAGAAAAACCGAGAAAGGCAAAGCCGCTGTTCAAGCTAAGCTTGATCAGATTATGCGATTCTTTTCGAAGGACAACAAAAGCAACTTGGATCTAATATTTCAATTACAGAATGCGATTGTTGATGCTAAGTTACTTATTATCTCAAAGCTGGATAAGGTGAAACAGCTTGATACCTTTGTACGAACTAAGAATGGATTTAAGGTAACGGGGAGTGAGGGATTTGTCGCTATCGATAAAACAACCGATGGTGCAGTTAAGCTTGTGGATCGCTTGGAGTTTTCAATGAATAACTTTTCTCCGGATGTTGTAAAAGGCTGGCAGCGATAAATATAATCGTGAAATCATTTAAACAATATAACGAAGCAAAGAAGAAGAGTGTTGTATTTACCTTTGGTAGATTTAATCCTCCTACTACGGGTCATGAAAAGCTTTTAAATAAAGTAGCTTCAATTGCCATTGGCTCTGATTATAGAGTTTATGCTTCACAATCAAATGATCCCAAAAAGAATCCTCTTGAATACTCCGAAAAGGTGAAGGTGATGCGTAAGATGTTTCCAAAGCATGGCCGAAACATCATTCTTGATAAAAAAATTAAAACGGTATTTGATATCGCCACATCATTATATGATCAAGGATTCACTCAACTGACGATGGTCGTTGGTTCTGATCGAGTATCGCAATTTCGTAAACTGCTAAATCAATATAATGCTGTTGATGGTAAACATGGCTATTATGATTTTTCGGATGGAATAGAAATTGTATCGGCTGGCGAAAGAGATCCGGATGCTGATGATGTTTCGGGCATGAGTGCTTCAAAAATGCGCGCTGCCGCCGCCGAAGGTGACTTTAAACTTTTTTCACAGGGATTGCCTAGATCCTATGGAGAGGATATGACACTATTTAATCTTCTTCGAAAAAGGATGGGATTGAAGGAGATGGTTAGTTTTCGAAAGCACATACAGCTTCCTTCAGTTTCAAATATAAGAGAAAAATATGTGGCTGGAGAGATTTTCAACGTTGGTGATATTGCATATCATCAGAATCATGAAATCACTATTGCCGAAAGAAGAACAAACTTTATAATTGACACAAATGGCAATAAGCACTTTATTGATTCTTTAGCCGAAAAGATTGATCCGGATTATGTTCGAGGATTATCAAAATCAACGTCGGACAAGAGATCAGCGCAGTTTAAGCGTCAAGCAAAGATGAAGGATGATGATCCTCGTGCTTATAAGGTAGCACCCGGTGACGCTCGAGCCAAAACGAAAACTTCACAATATACAAAGGCTTATCATAAAAAGTTTGGTAAAGACGAGTCGGTTGAAGAGGGAGTCGACGATCCCGCGATTTTTAAAGCGGTTTTTCTTGCGGGTGGTCCGGGATCCGGCAAATCTTTCACGGTTGGTAAGACAGGGCTCAGCGCGCTCGGATTCAAAATTGTAAATTCTGATAAGCCCTTCGAAATATCTCTAAAGAATGCTAATTTAGAACCTTCAGCCGAAGTTATCTTTTCGCCAAGGGGTCAAGAAATTCGCAAGAAGGCAAAGGAACTTACCAGCAAACAGATGGATCTTTATCTAGATGGTCGCCTAGGATTGGTAATTGACGGCACTGGAAAAGATTTTGCAAAGATAAGTGAACAAGTAATTGCGTTAAAAAAACTGGGTTATGATGTTTCAATGATTTTTGTCAACACAAACCTTGAAACTGCAATTGCTCGCGATGCAAAAAGAAGCAGAACACTCGGAGCCGATCAAGTAAAAAAGATGTGGCAAAGCGTACAAGATAACATCGGTAAGTTCCAAAGTATATTTGGAAATAACTTAGTGATAGTTGATAACTCCGAGGGATCTAATATCGAAAAGGCAACGCTTTCGGCCTACAAAAGGATTAGTAAGTTCGCAAAGGAAGAGCCAAAGAATCCTATCGCAAAGAAATGGATCAATAAGGCAAAGGGCCTCGAAGAAGGCAAAGGTAAAAGTGAAACTTGGGAACAAGGATACGAACGAAGAGTTGTAAAAACCACTGAACCCGAGCATATCGAAAAAGGATACAAATGGCGTATCAAAGGTAAGGACCGAGATGAAATCTCAATTAAGCTATACAAGACAAAGCCTGACTTTACTGAGTTCAAAAAACAAATGAATCGAGTTGCTGGTTGGGAATTTGGAAAGAGAGGGTGATGAGAAATTTTAAAGAACACTTTGTTTTTGAAGCCATTGTTGAAATGGCGAAGAGAGATATTCCATTTGTCGATAACATTTATCGACCGGGCTCTGATCGTTACTTTGAATTCTTTAGAGAAACACGGAGACTTTGGAAAGAAAATTTGATTGAGCTCAATGCTGTCAATGAAGAAATCATCAAAACCGATATTGGAGAAATCGCACAGTATAGAGGTGTCGATGTCCCGTTGGATTGGCCACTTGCCGAAGAAGTAGAATATAAGGGCCGTGAGGTAGAGCTTAATACTCCAAAGCGTGGAGGTGATAAGAAGTTTTATGTTTATGTTCGTGATCCTCAAACAAAGAATATCAAAAAGGTTCAGTTTGGCGACACCAGTGGATTGAAAATAAAGATCAATGATCCCGGCGCACGTAAATCATTTGCGGCTCGTCACAAATGTGACACACGAAATGATAAGACAAAGCCTTCATATTGGTCTTGTCGTTTACCACGTTTTGCGAAATCTTTAGGCCTTCAAGTTGATAATCCAAGTTCGTGGTGGTAGAGGAATATAAAGACTTTTATGCCCACGGATCTCACTTTCGAAGAATCTTCGCAAAGGGGGAATCTTCTGAGTTGGATTGGCATCGTGACAGAAAAGATCGAACAATATACATAATTTCAGGTAACGATTGGGAACTTCAAATGGACAACGAACTGCCAAAGAAGTTAAAAGAAGGAAAAGAATATCACATAGAAAAAAATACGTTTCATAGAGTTTTTAGCGGAAAAGATGATCTTGTGGTGCGTATAGAAGAAGAGTAAATTATAAATAGAAAACATGGGTAAGTTGAAAGAAATTAGTAGTTTTAAAAGGCGCGAAATTGCTCGGGAACTTGAAAAAGAAGGGCCTAACAATTACGCTATTATGTTTAAAGGGCAAAAGAAATTTTGGAAAGTTGTACGTAGTAAAAAACTTGCTGACAAAATAGTTTTGACTTTAAAAAATCGAGGAAAGGATGCGGAAGTTGTTATAACTGCTGCCCCCGTAACAGAAACTTACGATAGTTCTCGAAATAAGAATCGCATCATGCCTCCAACACTTAAGGTGGGTATGAAGGTTCGCATAAAGAATATTAAATCTAAAAGATCGAAAGCATATACTCTTACAAAAAAGCTCGGTCCCGGAAAATTCGAAGCCGAGCCCGGAGGTAAGATTATCTACTCTGGTGATGTAGATGAAATTATAAAAGAAATTGCAAAGAGAAAAGTATTACCAGATTTAGATCCTTTTGCGGGTAGCATTAAGAGGTGGACCAAAGGACGTCAGCCACCTAAGCTAAGCAAAACCGATCAAAGATTTACTAGTGGCTTAGTCACTAAATACACCAAAGGACGTCAGCCAGCGAAAGAGTCGACGGAAGATATTGACATAACCGAAAAGCAAATTGCCGGTTTAGAAAAGAAATCAAAGGAATCGGGAATTCCGTATGACATATTAAAGAAGGTGTTTGATCGTGGCATGGCGGCATGGAAATCCGGCCATCGTCCCGGAGCAACTCCTCATCAATGGGCATTTGCTCGTGTTAATTCTTTTATTGTTGGTGGTAAAACGAGTAAAACTGCTGATGCTGATCTTTGGAGAAAATACAAAGGAGAGTCCGTAGAAGTAAACGAAGAAAAAGAAGAAGCTGTATATCCTCACAAGATGTATGATCCTAAGACCGGAAAGGCTTATATCGCAAAAACACCCGAAGATCATGAAAGAATGGCTAAGCTCGGTTATACTCACGATGATCCTAATTCTCCGGAGAAAGAAGAAGACGTCAATGAAGATATTTTAAAGGAATTTAAATTTCCTAATGTAAAAAAAGCTATATCATTTTTTAAGAAGGCGTTTAGAAAAACTACTTCTATTCCTAAAAAAATATCCGATAAAATAAAACTTTACATTGATAGTTTAGAACTTGAAGATGTTGAAGATATTTATAGAGCAGATATTCCTGTTGTAAGTGGGTTAGCAGAAATTATATTATATACAAAGTATAATTATACTGCAAACCAAATTCAAAAAATAAAACAAGAGAGTGTTAAGGTTCGAAAGAATAAGACAGGAATGATGGGATCAAAAACTCAAGTCCATAAGGATAAGAAGAAGGAACTGAGTAAAACCGCCGCACGAAAAAAGGTTTCGATGGATGAAAGTCGTTTGAAGGATGCAAACGAAAACGTAGATAAAGCAGTTGGTACAGCAGTCACGGCCATAGCCGGTGCCGGCCTAGCAAAAGGTATTAGCGCCTTGAAGAAACGGGCAACTGGAAAAGGCAGGGACGAGTTAAAGAAAGCTAAAGTCGATAAAGTAACAGCCCCCTTCGATAGAAAAATCGCCGCACTTGACGATCAAATTGCAGACCTTGAAGATTTGATTAGTGATATAAAAGAAAAACCAACAAAGAATGATTCCGATGAACAAAAAGTTAAATCTGCGGAAGAGAAGATTGAAAAATTAAAAGACGCCAAGAGAAAGATAAAGGACCAAAAAAGACAAAAGAAAAATAAGACGTTGGGAATCAAAGATTCTTTCTCATTGGATATGCAAAGAAAACTTGCTATGGTTGAATGTATTACTGGCGATGTTGATATTCAAATAGCCGAATCAATCACTCTTGACTCAAAACCGAGTGAGATAAAAGAACTTCATAAAAAACTTCATGGGAAAAATGACAAAGGACGAAACCAACAGACTCGATAGAATCGAAGAAAAAATTGACAAACTCTCCGAAGCCATTATTTCCCTTGCAAGGGCCGAAGAGAAGATACACAATCTCGAAGGTTCTTTGGAGACTGCTCTCTCAAAGTTAAACGATATTGATAATCGTATTCGATCCGTTGAGTCAAAATCGAATGACAACGAGCAAAAACTTTCGGCCTTTTCAAAATTCTTTTGGGTTATTGTTACTGCAGTCGCTGGTACAGTCGCTGGATCAATCGCAATGTTTAACGGAAGATAGGATGATAGGATTTAAAGAATATTTGACAGAGAAACCTCTCACTCCTCAACAGAGGATTCAACGAGCTCTTACGACGAAAAAATTCAACTCGATAAAAAGGTCGAGAAAAAATAAGGACTAATCAAAAAATTGTAAATAAACTTTTGCCAAAGGTAAAGAAGGCCGAGGCTGAAAGAATTAAAAATATAGAACAACAAGCACAAGCACAAACATGAATATTCAAGACATATCAAAAGATCTATTGGCCTCCGTCTCTTCCATTCTCGAAAAAAACAATGTAAAAGAGGTTGACGAGCCAAAGGCGAAAGGAGAAAAAGATTTCAAAGATCTTCATACAAAGGATTTGGAAGTCTATAGCGAAAAACTTGATCCAAAGGCAGACGCCAGTGAGTGGATCGAAGATTTTATTAAGTCCGACGCTCCTCAGTTCAAGGGTAAGAGTAAAGAAGAACGTAAGGAAATGGCACTTGCCGCTTACTACTCTGCTCGGAAA